TTTATCCGAAGCATTTGCACAAACACAAAACATAGATGAATCTTGGCATCCTGAGGGTAAAAGAAGCACATCTAGTGGTGATGTTTTACATGACCTTATAAATGATAAATTTTATTTCTTAGTACCCATGGGTAACGGCAGACATGGAGAAAAAATTTATGAAACATGGGGTGACACAGTTGTTATAGATAATTTTAACCTAAGTGGTTTTATATATAATGAGGTACAAGCATGAAAACTATTGTTTATGACGTCTACCAGTATTTTGCACATATCGGAAGATATGGAGAGCATAAAAAAATAGCAACTTACAATAAAAAATCAGATGCAGAAAAACGAGTAGATCAAATATGGTCTACTGGTCAAACTGCTTCTTATAAATCTAGAGAGGTAGAAAATGTCAGATAATGAGTTCAAAGATATGTCACCCTTGGAACGCAAGGTGGCTAAGTTATCTATTAAATATCAAACAGACTTTATGAGTATGCCTATTCACGAAGTAGCAGATATTTTAACCTTAAAAGATTGGCATGATCTTCAAGAATTTATGAAGAATGGCTGTAGAGAGAGGGTATTACACTAATGGAAGCATTTATATATTTAGTAATAGGATTTTTAGCACTATATGGTGCTTGTGCTATATTTTTACAAATGATTTTATGGATTAAGGGGGAACTATGAATTATTTATTTTGGATTATATTGCCAGTAGCAATATGGATGATGGCTTGGATTATTATTGATTTTATAATTAATGAAAATACGGCTAATGAGTTAGAGGACATAATTAACTGTAAGTGGGGTAAAGATAATGACTATTGAATTAATAATATTTGAACTAGCGAGAGCAATAGGTTTACTACTTTGTATAGTTTTACCTGCATATGCTTTCAGCAAGTCTGATATAGACGAGGAAATGTAAATGTTTATATTTAGAGAAACATTTTGGAATATAGAATATTGGCAAGAACATGGTTTAGAGTATTGGTTGGATTACCTATTTGTTGAAAGTGTGCAATGGCAAATACTTCTACCTGCTTTTTTGTTGGGCATAAGCTTGTCTTTGGTTATTTATAAATCAATAAAAATGTGGAGAATAAAAAGTGATAGTTAGGGGAGTAAAAATACCGAAGCATCTTCAACATTTACCTAAACAAACTATTAGAAACCTTTTGTATTTATTTAGAGCACGAACTTAATGAACACCTACTGCTATTCATGGCAAGCAGAACTCAGTGAAGAATATTGTGAAGCAATTAAGTCTTTATACCTTGAAGGCAAAACCAAAGAAGCAAAGGTAGGAAATGTAGCTAATATTGATAAGTCCGTAAGATCATCTAATGTTCTGCCTTGTAGTTTTGATTCTAAACATGGGATATATCTTAATAGAATTATTGAGCCTTATATAACTATGGCAAATCGTGAATGCTTTGGTGTGCAATTAAATAGATACTTTGAGTTTCAAATAGCTAAGTATGGCAAGGGTGACTTCTATGACTATCACATGGATTCAAACATCTACGATAATAGTTCACAGCGTAAGTTAAGCATTACAGTTCAACTATCAGACAGTATTGATTATGTCGGTGGAGACTTTGAGTTTAGTAAAGATATAGGCAAACTAGATCAAAAGAAGCTAAGAGAAAAAGGAACAATCCTAGTGTTTCCTTCTTTTCTTTATCACAGAGTCACTAAGGTAACTAAGGGCGAGAGATTCAGCCTTGTTGGATGGTACGAAGGTGCTGACTGGATTTAGATTATTTTTCGCTTGAATACTTGATATTAAGTCCACTAAGGGTGCAAAGTCGGTTTTTTTCATCAATGCCTTTATCTGTGAGTTGAAAAGTATTATCAACTTTCTCTACGAAACCATGCCGTATGACATCCTGTAGTAGCTCCTGTGGCGTTTCTTCTTTGAACATAACACTTAGTATCACCCCAAGCCTTTTGTTCTGTGTCTTGCTTAGAGCCATCTAGATATGTTCCCAATGCTTACCCTCAAATAACAATGCTTCTGCTTCTCGTCTACGAATCAAACCATCATTTACCTGACCGCTAACTTTATTCCATCTCTTTATTTGATTTGGAACACCCTCATAATCGCCTGAATTTAAAACCTTAAGCATTGTGCTGCTCTGCAAGTTGCTTGGTCCTAAGTTAAATGTCCATGAAGCAAGAGCATCAAATTGACATTGATTGAGAGGTAGAGTTACTAATTCTTCTACATACTTGCCGTATTCTTCTAGTTCGTCAATAAGCATAACTTCTGCTTTTTCTTGCGACCAAACATCTCCTTTCTGTACACCATGCGTTGAGCCATAGCCTATAGTCCAAACACCTGCAGCACATTGATATGCTTCTAACTTACAGCCTTCAAACTTTTTAACTAATGAAATTCCTTCATCTGATATATGCATATTATTCACCCCAAGTTCCGTCATCTCTGACTTTTGCTTTTTTAGTTCCACCCCAGTATTCAACTGCGTGACCTTCTTTGATAAGCATTTGACAAATGTCTTGACCATCTTCCGTATAAGGGATTGCAAGTATTCTGCCATATTTACCTTTTCCTAATGATTGTATTTTAAATGACCCCACGCATAGTTCTTTTAGTCTTTCTTTTGCTTTTAAACCTAATGCTTTTTCTTCTAGGTTGCGAGTTCTTGACTCAGGCGTATCTATGCCTGCCAACCTGCAGCGTTGTTTTTTTAGATGGACAGAGAAGCCCAAGTCAAGAGTAACATCAACGGTGTCGCCATCTACGACCCTTTCTAAGATTGCGTTATAAACGAATGGTGTAACTGTATTTGCCATAAATTAAATAGGTGCTTCTGCACCTTTGGTTTTTACTGTTTAGCTTTTCCAATGTTCAATGCCATAAGTTCTAAAAATTTATAGAACTTTCCGATCATTGCATCATCTTTCGGAGTCGGAGTTAATGCACAGATAATAGATGCTAAACATACTACTCCTGTGATTATTCCTATCCATTCTCCTATCATTCCCATATTATTCTCCTATATGAAAATTTAAGGCTATCAGATTTATTCTTCTATTGAAAGGTTTTCAGTTGTTACTTTTCGGTAGTAAACAACTACATCCTTTAGTTCTGTAATGTATCTTTTGATCTCTTGCATATTGTATGCCATGACTTCATAGTCAGGAATCGTCATAGCAAGGAACACTAACTCACCTTCTTGTTGCTCTATTCTTGCCAATTGATCTTCCCAGTTATCAGGCGTAACAGTCATCCACTGCAATTCCCTTAGGTCAATTTCTCTAGGCATGACAGGTTGAACTATCTTTCTTTCAATAGGTTTGGCGCTTACCTGTATTTCTCTAGTCGGAAGTAGGCTGCAACTGTAAGCCATCATCAAGACCGTCAACATCACTGCTGATTTGCTCAATGTTTTCCATGATATGCTTTGTACCATTATTTATTTTCCTCTCCATTTCTACTGGGTCAGCAAGTATCTTAGATGCTAACTCGTAGTTTTGTATAAACTGTGTATATCTATTCAATTCTTTTTGTGCAGCTTGGCTTTTGACTGTCAGGTCTTGCAGTTGTTGTGTTTGCAATTCAAAGTCAGCTTGTATGGATGCTATGGCTTCTTCTTGTGTTGCAACTGCGCCCTCTAACGCTGCATTGTTGGCTGTAAGTATTTGATTTTGACTATAGAAATAGTAAGTAGCTAAACCTAGCATAATAATAATTCCAACTAGAATCTGTTGCATTACATATCCTCAATAATGTAATTTAGTCCACCTGCACTTCTATACTCTATAACTTTATTGTCTAAATTGCGAAATTTAAGATGGTTTTCTTTTTGCACAAGAATTTTTTTGCATACATAAACCTTGTCGTCTGCATCACCATATTCTTTGTTAAAAGAGACTCTTACTTGATAGCGTTGTTGAAATAAACTTATAAACCAACGAATGAATTTTTTTATTTCCATGTAAATATATTTAATGGTTTTGCTTTACCTTTAACCATTATAGGTTCTAAAGGCTCTAAATAAAAACCACAGTAAACTTCTGTTTGCTCCCCTATAAGCAAATCAACTTCTCTTTCTTTTGTAGCACTTTCCAATCTAGCTGCTGTGTTCACAGCATCACCTATAGCTGTGTAATCAAATCTATTTTCACTTCCCATGTTGCCTATGATGGCTTCGCCACTATTAATACCTATACCAATAGCAATACTTGGCAAACCCTCTGATATTAATTCTTCATTAAGGTCTTTGATATTTTGCAGTATGTCTAATGCACAAGCTACAGCAACCATGCTGTGATTTTTTAAGTCCAAAGGAGCGTTGAATATTGCCATCATTGCATCCCCTATATACTTATCAACCATGCCCCCATGTTTTTGAACGGCTATTTGTTGTGCTGTCAAAACTTTATTCATAATGTAAGTAACTTTTTCAGGCGTTACAGATTCAGACAATGCGGTAAAACCTCTTAGATCAGTAAACAAAAATGTGCAGGTTCTTTTCTCTCCACCGAGTTTCAAAAGATCAGGATTCTTTTGCAATTGTTTGACCTGTCTTGGGTCTAGGTAATGTTCAAATTGTTTCTTGATTTGTTGTCTAAGTTTGTATTGCTCTCTAAACCTTAAATAGAAAGCGGTTGATGCAATAATAAATCCTGAGATTAAAGACCATGTAACATCAAGCAAAATACCCTTATTTATTATCCAGTAACCACCATAAGCTACAGATAAATGCAATAAACTGGTTAATACTAAACCCCATGTTATACCCAAAGCGTTCAATAGAAGCCATGTCAGTGCGCCTAAAACCAAAAAAATACCTAATTCTCCTGTTAAATTCCAGTTTGGTACATAAGAACTGCTATCAAGCAATATTGATTCCGATAGTGCAGCTTGTATTTTATGTGGCTCTAAAAGACCAACTGGTGTTGCTATCTGTGGCATAACACCTTTAGCAGTCACACCAACAAAAACAAACTTGCCTTCAACATCCATTTCTTGCAGTGTTGTTTGTGGCGTATCTACCCAACTAATCCATTGTCTGCCGAACTTATCTAATTTTGTAGGGGGTATTCCCCTAACAGATATTTCTTCTATGCCGTTTTCACTGCCTTTTATAATGTAAGTCTTTTGCTGCGCTAATGCTTTTAGCACCTCAGTTCCAAAAGAAGCCACCCATCCGTCAGGTGTTTGCATAAGCAAAGGTATTTGTCGTACTAAATTATCAACTTCAGTAGGTGCAGAAGCTACCCCTTGTGATGCTGATGTTTGAAACATAGGTATATTTTGTCTTACCCCATTAGCTTTTATGCCTTGTATGTTTTCCCCTAAAATAACCGTTCCTGTAGTTGGTGGATAATCATTGCTTTCATTATTAAACATAGCCAATACTGTGGGGAAGGTCATACGCATAGACATAGCAAAATCTGCATCTCCACCAAACCTATCTTTTTCAGTAAAAGCTATTACCCAACCAACACCGATAGCACCATTGCCATAAAGTTTTTTTTGTATTTCTGCAAGTCTTGATCTTGGAAAAGGATAACCACCTTCTTTGATAACATCTTCTTCATTTATGTTAAGTATTGTAAAAAATCCTGTGGGTTCTTGCTTGTGGATTAAAGCATCAAATGTTTTAAGCTTTAAAGTTTGGTATGGCGTTGTCTGATATACCATTGGTAATGACAAGCCAAATATAACCGCTATGAATATAAGTGTTTTTTTCATGAGCCTTGCACTATCTTTATCACTGAATCGCCACCACCATTAATTTTAACAGTATTTGAAACACCGTTCTGTATAAATATAACTGTGTACCCTTGACTAGAGTTTAGATCAACCTGTGCGGATTGTTCAACTTGTCTACGCAGGGAAATAACTTCACCTTGTACCAAAGTTATAATTTGTGTTGCAGTATCTTGTCCTACTTTTGTACCAGTAATCCTTGTTATGGTTTGCTCTTGATTAAGGTCATCTTCATTCAGTTTATCAAGCTCATCTATAATCTTTAGTAAGTCCTCAAAGAAATTTACATCAAGAAAGTTGATATCAAGCTCAGTGAACTCTAGTTCATCCTTTGCAAAGTAGTCAGCATCAAGACCATCAAACTCTAAAAAGTCTACATCCAAAACATTGTCAGAAGATATGGTGCTTTCTTCCTTTTGCAGTACATCTTCTTGTGGTGGTTTAACAATAAGCATATTGTCTATTAGGTCTAAAGTTAAATCTAAGATGACTGGCTTGCTTGGTGAACTTTCAAATACTGTGGTCGTGGTTGCTTCATAAGGCTTATTCAACAATACAGTACCCATAGCAGTAGTAACCATAATTTCACCACTAGATATGCCGTCTGCATCAGGCAATAAAATTATTAGACTGCGACCTAACTCATCTACAGTAGCAGTAAAGTCTGTTCCACGAATGGCTATATTTGCAGTAGGCGTTTGGATAGTTATATTTTCTTTGTCTATCCTGCCTAGTTGTCCTGTAATGAACCTAGCAGTTCCACTTGCAAAGTTTAGAGCAAGCTTAGAATTAGATGGGTTGGGGTCAAAGATGTACTCATCTATGGTGAGTTGAGAGTGTTCCGTAAGCTTGACTGTTGAGTCGTCAAGAAACTTTATTGCTATGCGACCATTGGTGGTTTCAACATTATCATTTTGCTGAATGTTGAAGTCTAACTCAGCTTTATAAGGCTTGTCCCTTAATACTTGTGCGTTGCCTGTTAGTTCTGATACATCACCAATATTAACAACTTGTAACTGTACCGCCATCACTTTGAATGACACAAACAGTACCACTGCTGCCATTTGAATTGATCTGTAACCAATCACTTGCTAATGTACTCTGTTGATCTATGTTGAATGTGCGAGAATTACCTGTGTGATCAAGATAGAAATATCCACCTGAATATCCATCTGCGTCAAAATTAATTGTGTTTGAATCTCCATCTACATCTACATAATTTGTTGCCAAATCATAGTCTATATCAAAATCAAAAGTATTGCTGTCGCCTTGGATAATCCAGTCAAGGTCAAGCGTGCTTGCTAGATCATTGTTTGCAACATCTAAAGTAAAAGTATTACTGCTACCAGTAACATCTACATTAAAGTTACCACTGTCAGCACCATAAGTATTTGTAGGGTCAGTTTGTATGTTGAATGTATTGCTATCACCGTCAAACTCAAAAAAACCTGTAAAGGTATCAGCAGTTATATCACCTAGAAATTTATTACTATCACCAATTTGATTGATGTCTAAAGTCATTGTAGTACCATCAAGATCAAGTGCGGTCATAGTTCCTGATACAGCATTAGCACCACCGATCAAGTTTGATGAACCGAGTTGTTCTATATCTAAGTTAAAAGTTGCGCCTACTTGATCTACATAAACCTCATTATCTGCATACAAAAAACTAACCACGAATAGCATTAAGTATTTCTTCATTTATTATGCTCCATAAATTTTTCTTTAAACCTAATTGTATGGTTTCTAAGACTGCCGTTTCTATTGCGTTTTGAAGTGCAATATTCACAGATTCATTTTCAACCATGCCATTTTCTATCTCCACTAACTCTGTGTCATTGGAAACAAAACGAAAAGCATCTTGACTTATAGCTACGCTAAGAATTGATTTTGTGGTCAACACTTCAGTCAATACTTTTCCTGTACTTACAGAAACGGTACGCAAAGAGACGGTAACAATGTCCTGTCTGTACTCTTTGGTTGAGCCTATGCCCAAATATCTAGCACCTAAGCCACCTGACTTTATGTTGCTCTCATATCCTATCACACCACCTTCCATTAACAAACCTGCAAATGTAAGGGGCAATAAGTCTTTGCTTTCTTTAAAATCTTTTCTTGTTGATCTGATTAGCTGTCTTTCTTTGGTTAGGTTATCCAGTCCAACCCTTTCCACCACATCAAAAAACTCTCCATCACTTGCGTGCTTCAATGCACGAATAAGATAGGCATGAGGTGCTTGGGTTATGGCTGTGGAGAAAGATGCGTAACTACTGTTGCTTCTACGCTGTCCTGTTTGATCTGTAAAGCTTGTGGGGTATACAGCTATAGTAGGCTTAATAAAAGGCTTACCAATGTTTGCTAGTTCTTTGTTAATTAAGGTTCCAACTTCTGCCTGTTTGGTTAGGCTAACTGGTGGAATGTAGTTATCTAATATGGACCAGTTGGTGCAACTAGAAAGAAAAATCCCCAATAGGCAAAGTAATTTCAGTCGTGTTTCCATCTGCATCCGTTATTTTTAAAGTTATAAAATCTCCGTCTGTTGAGTATTCAATAGTGTTGCCTTCCAACTCTAATGTTCCTGATTCGTTAGGTGTTTCACCAAAAAGGTTATCCACAAGTTGTCTACTAAGCTGTGCATAAATCCTGCTTTCAAGGTTTCTTATAAACCTAGCCAGTGTGGTGTTTTCTGCTTCTCTTTCTAAATCTTCTTGATAGGCTTTAATCTCATCAGCAATTGCTTTCTTTCTGTTGAACTCTTGGTTTTCTATGGTCAAATAATGACTGGATGTGCCGACACCTGAGAAACTAGGGCTTTTAAAACTATGTGTCATTTCGTCTGCATTGATAGCCAAAGAAAATAAAATAGTCAACAACAAACCTATCAAGCCAAAAGCAATTAATTGATCGTTGCTTAGTTTCTTCATAACGGATGGTTGTCGTCAAACCAAGACATGATTAGTCCTGCTGATAATAATGCAACAAGTAAGTTAATTAAAAAATCAATCATTTTTTTTCCTCAAAATCTTTTAATTTTAAAACAGTGTTTACTTTCTGTTGTAATCGTATCATATCTTGATCTAACAACCTTAATTGATCGGTAAGCCTAATAATAGTCTTTTGCATTTCTGCTACAGCAGGGTCAATGGTTTTGGTTATGGTAATCCACACATAATAAACAAAGTAGCCCAAGCCAACGACCATGACTGTGGTAAAACCAAACTTATCAATAAGTGCGACTATATCCATTAATCACGCCTAGCATCTATCTTGCCGTCCTCTACGAAGTTTTCTGCCCTTGCTATACGATCTAGGTCAGGTGGCAAATTCAAGGCACTAGAAACGCTTGTATCAATTCGTATCATGTCGTTATTCATTATTGATGCTCTAGTAATAAGCATTTTTGCAATGCCCTCTACAGTCTTAATCTTATTAACCAAGCCGTTCATCATCTGTTGCATGATAAGAAATATAAAATAGCCCATAACCAAGCCACTAGCTATAGGCAACCCTACATCTTCTATTAGTGTAAAAGCATCCATAGAAACAGTTTAGCACTAGATAAAAATATTTATATAATTATTCCAAAAAGGGTTTACAAAAGGTATTTTTTTTATTATGATGCCCTTATATAAATTAAACGAGGATAAAATGAATAAAACTATTAATAAATTAGCCGTAAGGTTATTAGATAACGGTAAAGAAATGGTAGATTGGGAAACCTGCTACTCTGACACTGGTGTTTTTGGTGAAGGTACAGTATCACACTGGCTATCTTTACATACACAATACGAATGGCAAGCAACAGGCACTTCCTGCTTACATGATCAAATCAAAGATTTATGCAATCTTATTAAAGATGATCAGATCTATAAATATAAATCCAGTAACGAAGATTTGCATAAAAAAGCAGATGGACATTCTGACTATATTTTAGACAAAGATGGTAAACCAAAAAACTTTAACCCATTCTCCAATGGTACATATAGGAGAAGAAAGTGAGAGATTATCAAGCAAAAAAAGTTTACGATTGGGAACACTCGCAACCATGGTGGACTTGGAATAGTTACCTGACTGAAGATCAAGTTAAAAAGTGTATACAGAAATTAGATAATAATTTGCCTTTTATAGTTTTTGATAAAAGTGGTTTCTATCATATACATGATCAAAAAAGAAAAACTAAAGTTGTTTTTTCAAATGGCAGAGGTACAAGTAATGCTTCAAGAAAAAGAATATTACTTAAAAGAGATTGGGCATTAAATTACAATGTTATCTTGCATGAATACGCACATCTTCTAAGTAAAGATATACACGGACCAAAATTTGTAAGTGCTTATTGTTGTTTATTGGTAGCATATCACCCACACCAACCTACATTTAAAGAATTAGCAAAAAGTCTTAATGAAAATAATGTAGACTTTAAGGAGTTTGATTACACATGGAAACTTCTTAAACTTTCTAAAAGAATAAAACCATTTGCTAAGTGCAGTGAAGAGCCATTACCAAAACCAATTAAGAAAACAAGAGTTTCACCTAAACAAAAATTAATAAAACTTTGTCAAGAACACGATTGGCTTGAATATGATGACGATTGTGGGTTTGAATATTTTAAGTGTGAAGTTTGGGATATTAGAGAAGATGAATACAGAGAAGAATGGTTTGATGAAATGACAGATCACTCAGACTCTTGGAAAATGGCATATCAATATGCTTTGGAACTAGTAGAAAGAAATAACAAATATGGTAAGACATACGATCATGAATGATAAAAACCCTTTAACTCCGTTAATGGTAAACCATAGACCCACCAAACAAAACGCAGTACACGGCATTTGGTGAACCCTTTTTTCTAGTTTTTACTTATCTTCTTCACCTTTGAAATTTTTGCTTTGCCCTGACTTGCCTGAATAAACACCAAACACAACACCCATAGCGCCTACGACTACAGATACTAATGCTGATTGTTCAAGGTTAGGCTCAGGTAGATTCATAAACCATATGACTGATTCATACATTAGATAGATGTATACAATCACAAATATTCTAGGGAATATGCGCCATGAGTCTACGGCTCTTGCTAGGTGTATGACTTTTTGCCAAGGATTAACATTAGTAGCATCTTCTAGTTCTCTAATCTTATCTTTAAGTTGACCGATTTCTTCTATCATAGCCATGAACTTATTTAAGTCCATTTCTACTTCGTTTCTATCCATGTCTCCGCTAAATCTTCCGTCTTGTTGCATAATATTCTCCTATGATTGTGTTGGGTCAACCTCTGCCCAACCATAAATTTGCCATGTAAAGTAAGCATCTAAATCTTGGGTTGTTGTTGTTGCTTGATACCATTCTATAGCTTTGGCATCTGTTAAGTCATCTACTAATATAAAATCATCAGGCAATCCATCTGTTTTATAAGAATAAACACCTGATAAAGATGCATACATTTTTTCAGTCATTGTCTGAGTATTGTCAGCTTGATCAACTGCTGTTACTTCTACACAAACATTTTTAACAATTAAAGTATTATCAGTCATGCTTAAGGGAATCGTGTTTACAGAATCAAGAGCATAAGTGTAATTAAAATTATGTATTGCCATTAAATCTCCGAGAATTTATAGAATCCATACTGAACATTTGACAAATATCTATTGTTGCCATCTCCCTGAGCATTTACATAAAGTCTTAATGTTCTTGATGTGCCACTTATTTTTCTAACCATAAAATCTTTTTGCACCATTTCATTTGCGCTATCAAACCTTGCAATAGCAGACCAATACTCTGAAAGTCCTGAATGATATTGAGCATAGCCCTGATCTGCTGTTGGAATAGTTGGAGCACTATCATCTGAATATTCAATATCGCTTCTAAGCTCAAAACTTGCACCTGAACCAAAAGTTCCATCACCTGCAACTATTGACAAAGTTTTGACCTGCCCAGTGCTACCAAAAACTCTACAAAAAATATGATATACCCCTGCTTCAGTTCCTAAATCAGCCACCAGTTTTAATCTTTTTGTGTTATTTTGCCAAGCACCTATTGTTGCCCCTGAAACTGTCGCCGCTTCAAAGTTTAAAGCTAGATCAGTTACATTAATTCTATCTGCTGTAATAGTGTTACTTGCTATCTCTGTAGCTGTAATAGTGCCTGCAACAATCTTAGCTGCCGTTACTGCATCTGCTGCCAATTCATCTGTTGCTATTGCACCTGCTGCAATTTGTGTTGCTGTAATTGTATTTGTTGCTATCTCAGATGCTGTGATTGTATTTGCGACAATTTTTGCGGCTGTTACTGAGTTTGCAGCCAGTTCATTTGCTGTAATTGCATTCGCAGCAATTTTAATTGTTGTAATTGCATTAGATGCTATCTCGTCTGCTGTAATTGCTCCTGCATTAATTTTGGCTGTAGTTATAGCGTTAGCAATTATTTTGTCTGATGTAATCGCATTCGTTGCTATGTTGCCTGCAATTATTGTTCCTGCTGCAATTTCGTTTGTTGTAATTTGATTTGCAGCTATTTTTACACTTGTGATGGAGTTTGCTGCGAGCTTATCTGTTGTAACTGCATTAGCGTTTATTTTAGCGGCAGTAATAGCATTACTTGCAATTTCATTAGCTGTAATTGTTCCTGCAACTATTTGTGTTGCTGTCACTGAATTAGCTGCAATAGAATCTTGATTAACAGCATCTGTTGCTATTAAAGCATTAGTTACAGCATCATTAGCTATTTGCAGTGTGTCTATAGTGCCATTGACTAAATTACCGCCCACTATAGTTGTTGGAGCAATCTCATTACTCGTAATAGTATTTGTCGCTATTTTGGCTGCTGTTATAGCATCCGAAACTATTTGCGCTGTATCAACTGCGTTATTTGCAATTTTGGCTGCAGTAACTGAATCAACACCTAATTTTGCTTCTGTAATTGCACCTGCTGCAATAACATCTCCCTGTATGGCTGCAACTGCTATTTTGGCGTTAGTTACAGCTTCTGCTGCAAGTTTTAGAGTTGTTATTGAGCCATCAGCAACGCCTGCTGCTGCAAAGTTACCGTTTACTGAACTACTAAAGCTTGAGTGTTGCCCTGAGTGATTGATTGCTCGCACCCAAAAGTAATAAGTTGTACCTGCTGTAAGACCATCTTGATCTCCAAACAAAGTAGTCGTTATTGCATTAGGCTCACCTGCAATTGTTTCAACCAAATCGTTATCATTTGTTGGAGTTGAATTAGTTGTTTTCCTATAAACCTTAACTGCTCGCAGATCAGTCACATTTGGATTAGTCCAAGATACAAGAATCATTGTACCGCCAGTTGTTGCTGATAAATTTGTTGGTGCGTTTGGTGTAGTGCCTGCTTCTGCTATTGCTATACTTACTACGCTTGTATAAGCACTAGCCACACCATTAACATCTATGTGTCGTATCTTGACATTATAAGTGCTACCCACCACCACATTAGGAATAGATGCGCTTGTTACACCTTTACCTGCTGTGAAGTCTGATGTGTAGTTTGCATCTCCGTTCAGCTTATAAGTTATTTCAGTAAGCACAACTTTATCACTAGCGTTGTTAGTCCAAGATACAATTATGTCTACCTTACTGGTTGTGCCGTCAATGGCGTTCTGCTGTGCAAGGGAAAGGTTTGACGGTGCGGTTACACTGTAATTACCTGTTGACACATCAGAGCCTTCTGCTTGACCTGTGGTGTAATCATTTGTTGCAAAGTTAAATACAGATGCTTCTACTTCTTTAAGTTCTAATCTTGTTGCTATAACTGGAACATCCCCATCCTGTATAACTTCCATATTAGTAGACAAGACTTCAAAAGTTTTTTGTGTATAACCAAGCCTTTCATTTGTTAAGTACACCCAATCATTCGGTTGACACCTCATAAATTGCAAGCTAACTAAAACTGATAAAGATGTTGACTGTCTTTGGCTTTTTAATGCTATGCGACCCAATCTTTGTGCCATAGTATCCGTAACAGTAAATGGCAATTGTGTTTCCATTTGCTTTACATAATTTGCTGTGCTTTCACCACTAGGAGTGTCTTCATTTAAGAATGTTGAATCTTGATAAACTTCTGCATCTGTTGATATGTAGTTAAGTCCTCTATCAACATATATAGGTTTCACTGAGTTGTATAAATCACCACTGCTTGAATTTGTAGAAATAGAAATTGGTGCTAATAAGTCATCATCAGTAATTGTTAAGGTTGGTGTTTGTGATGCACCTGCAAACACTGTAAATTGTCCATTCACATATGACATTTTCCCTGCCATAGAGCTAAGTACAGATTCTAAAACACCATTTCCGTTAGCACTAAAATTAGTAAAACCATTTGCTGTATATCTTGTTTCTGTTGTTACACCATCTGCTAAAGTTACATTTTGATCGCAAGTATTTGCAGCAGAAGCAATACCACCTGCATTAGTAGTGTCATTTATCTCAGATGCTTTGGCTTTTAAACCATATTGTGTATCTGTTAAATAATCTCTAATAATTAAAGCAGGGTTTGATCTTTGTAAATCCGTTGTTGCGTTTGCACCTGTTCGTGGGTCATAAATATTTTTACCCTTAACTTTGAATGATACTGCAGGCATCCCACCACCAAACTTTTCTGCATCAAAAACCATTTGTATATACACATAAGCAACACCTAAAAATTTGTCAGTTGTACCCATGCTTCCAAGCTGTGCATCCATAAAACCATTGACTGCTGTTTGACTACCATCTTCAAAAGAGTAACGAACCAATCTACCACTACCAAAATTATTGTCATTTTCAGTGTTAGTAAAATCAGCATTAGTTACTGTGTAGACTGTTGAACCACTTATTGTTGATGTTGAGGTTGTAGTATCTATATCATTTAGTCTAAGCGTTTCTAGGCTTTCAATTTCATGCCCTGCAATAGCAACTACCATGTGTAATAAATAATTATCTGTGCCTGTGGTTTCTATATGAACCATAGTTCCACCTACACGACATTCTCCATAGACAATTTGTCTTGGTGCAAGTGGTGCACGAGTTGCAAATTTTGTACCAAAATTTCCTGCAGATGCATCAATTCCCTTGGATGTCATCTTTCCTATGACACTTGCTACAAGTGTTGTTGCAAAAGTTGTTGCTGCTAAAGCTGTGAGTGCACCTGAAGCTAATGCTGTACCACCAAATACTGGAGCTAACAGTGCACCACCAATAACTATTATAGTTGCAATTAAGGCTTGTTTAATCTGTTTAGCCATTAATTAAATCTCCAAACTCTATACGCTAATTCGCTATCAACAACACCTATCCCATCATCCGTTGGCGTAAGTATTCCAAATCCATTGCACATACCTACAAGGCTAGAACCATTTTGTTCGTAAATAACAAGATCACCACAAGTCATAAAGGCTTTATTTATTTCACCTACACCTTTTGCATTACAAGCTTTTTCTATGCTTGTTTCTAAATCACCACCATATGATTTTATGGCTTTCATAGCACTTTCTTCGTCTTTCCATTTTAGCTTCTTGGGTATTAAATCTTCACCTGTAATTTGTTTGATAAGAGCATTGCTAAATTTACAACAATCATTCTTTCCCCACTCAAAAGGAAAGTTATTGTTTTTTACAAAGTCGTGAAACATAGGTTCCCAATTAGGTAATTTCTTCATCTTGTATTTGCTAAATGATCGCCACTTCCTGCATGATCGTTAGTACCGCTACCACCGCCGCCGCCACCTGCGGTGCTTGATGTTTTACCCCAATTTATTTGTTTATCTTGTAAGGATGCAACACGGTTAAAACCTGTGTCGCCTGAGTGTAAAAAGTTTTGTGATTCTTTTGTGTATCTAAGGTTAGATGGTCTGTCTAGGTCTACAAGTCTATTTTCTGCATCTATCGTTACTGTGCTGCCTTCAGGCGTGTCATTTATAACAAGGCTAGTCATTCTACCTTTAAACAAAGTAAGTGTTCCTGCAACCTCATTTGTTCCCCCCATAACATATCCCATGAAGATCGTTATAGGTCTATTTTGATAGTTTTCTGTAAGTGCGTAATTGACAATGGTTGTGTCCATTCCTGATAGGGCAACCACTAATCCATTAGACTTTAATTCAAGATTATCTTCTGAGTTGCTTATTGATAATAAATTACCTGCTCCTGTATATGTATCTGAGCCTATTACAAGATCATCTGTGCCTGACCATACAAAAATATCATCAGTATCAAACTCTGCTTTGACTGCAAAAAATAAAGCTTGTTCGTCTGCTCCTAGACGATTTACGATAGAACTATCTAAACCTTGTCTAGTAGCCATTTAGATTACCTCAATACAAGAAAAACTAATGCCGTAGTTAGATATTCGGTCTGCTGACCAACTTACCTCATTAGATATGAGCCTGAATGTTCCTTTTGGATTTGTGAATACTGCGTAATGTCCTGTTGCTAAATCTGATCTTAACTTGGGTTGTATGGCTACACCATAGAAATCCTTTGCACCGTCTGCCGTAGCAGTTGCATCTTCTGTAACCATCACTATCTGTGTGGGCGTGCCTGTGGTGTTTGCAGCCGATTGTATCTGTAAGTAGTCTCCTTTCTTTATAGTGCCACTAGCAGCGTTTGTGGAAGCGAGAAGCGATAATCCAGTAGCACCCTTTACATTAGTTCTTACTTTGCAACTTGCTGTATTAGATTCTGTGGTAAATGTACTTGTTGTTACGACAACTGTTGCACTTGTTACTGTTGTTATTTTATGCGTTCCGTTGTTATCTTCATTAGTTGCACCAGTAACTACTATAAAATCACCAACCTTTGCACTTCCAAAAGTAGAAGCACCTGCTGTTATAGTTGAACCACTAAAAGAAAGTGTTACTGAGCTACTGTTTGTTCTTAGCTCAGATGTAAGATGCCCTGTGCTATATGTTCCTGTGTTTGTAAGTGCATCAGGGTCAGCAAATTTAAAGTGATTGACTGTACCGTTTAATTCTAAAAGAAAAGACTGCCATTCAACGGCTTGCGATCTTCGCATTGGTGGTAGTGATACTTCTGCTGTCCAATACACGCCATCAAATTCTTGAGTCTTGGTTTTACCAGTAAACGGACTCGTTGTAGTTCCTACTGTTCTTATAAGAGTCCAGTTGCTTCTTACGAAGTTTGGACTTGTAGGCATTGATATTAATTTAGCCACCTTGCAACATTCTCCTATAGTTACCACCACGCATTGCAGCTTCAGCTACAGCACCTTTTGTTACATCTGCTATCTGTGGCATCATTTTTATAACTTCTGCTCTTACTGTAGGCACAACACCTGTAGCAAAGTTTATAGATTGATTTATTACTGTTGTCCCACCACCCATAGAATTTTTTGTGTTCATGTTGTTCATTATTTTGCCTGCGCTATGCGGCACAAATAATTCAGCGCCCCTTTCACCTACAATCATTGGTTGATTAGCATAAGCAGAACCGCCCCCTGCACTTTTTTTGCCAGTAGTCACCCCTGCATCACTTATGATTCCACCATATTGAATGCCTGCAACATTTGGAAATATATTTGCTAATATTCTGTTGACAACTTCTAATCTAAGAAAAATAGATATAATTTCACTAACCAAACTTTTTGAAAAGTCTTTAAAACTCTCTAAGGCATTTTCCCCATTCATTAATGAGTCAACAAAATCATCAGTAAATGCTTGTGAGCCTTTTATTATTGATTCTGCCATTAAATCTGTTGCAGCAATAACTTCATCCGTATCATCTAAATAATCTGTTATAGCCTGTGTTAATCCTTCAAAAGTGTCATAACCACCAAGAAGCTCTTTAAATATCTCACTTTTTCTTTTTTGTATAAGAGCATCACTTGCTTTAAAAGTATCGGCAATTAGATTGCCATCCTTATCTCTACCTACAGTACCAAAGGCTTCAGGATTTATTCCCATTTCAAGTTGTAGTTTTGTTTGAGCAACTTCTTCTAAAGTGCTTTTAAGTAAAGCAAAATCATTTGTAATTAATTCATTTAATCTATCTTTTGCTTTATCAACATCACCAATGAGATCATTAATAACTGTGAATCTACCAAAGGTCGTTGGATTTAATGCTTGTTGTAAGGTTGGTTGTAATTTGACCAAATCTTCAAATGACATACTTAAATCATCTACATCTTGTTTAGCAAGACCTAATATATGCAAAGCCCTAGCAGCCAGTATAAAATTTTCTAACATTGGTGATGCTTTTAAACCTTCCATTGTGAAGTTGCCCATAGATTTTGTAAAATCTATTAATGCGTTCATTGCACCAATTATCTCTGCTGTAACTGCGCCAAATGCAATTGCTAATGGTTCAAGGTTTACCACCACATCTTTTATCTTAATTACAAATTCTGTAAGTTCTTTGTTTAAACCTGCTTCACCTATTTGGACTTGAAATTCTGCAGTTGCATCAGCTAGGTTTGAAAAAGCACCACTAACTGTTTTTGCTCTTTCAGCTAAAGCTGTACCAAATCTTTGACTACCTATTTCTCTAAGGTATTCTGTAATTGCTGCACCGCTTCTTTCAATAACCTTTGTTTGACCTTCAAATGTAGCTGAAATTTGATCGCCTTGTAGCTTTGCTACAATGCCAAACTGTTTAAGCATTTCCATTTCGCCTGTTGTAGCGTTAAATGTAGCTTGTGCAAGTTGAGTAATACTTCTACCCATACCTGCAGCCAAATTACCAAAATCACGCATGGCTTCTTCAGTTGGCAAAACTCCTGCTTGATAAAGTTTTATAAATGCTTCAGCAACTTCATCAACTTGGAATGTGGTAGTAGCTGTAAATTGTCTAATTAATCTAAAAGATGCTGCTGCTTGTTTTGCGCCACCTGTAACGGCTCTAAGTGTTGCTTCTAAATCTTCAAATCTTCTATTAGTATCAATTATTCCTTTTAATGCAGCGCCAACACCAATAGTTGCTAAAATACCGCCTAGCTTACTAAATGCGCCATCAAGTTTTTTTGTTTTGTTTTGAGTTTTTTGCAGACGATTGTCTACACTGTCCATAGCTTTTCTTAGCTTTTTGGTTTCAGCTTTTATTTCTACTATTAACTGGTCAACTGTTGTAGCCATTAGTCAGGGTATAACTCCATTAAATTATCAAGTTCTGATCTATCCATAGGTTTTTGTTGATCGGCAGCATGAAACTGCTTAAAACCTTTTATTGATAGATACATTTCTCTAGGTGATAAATCCCAAAAGTCCATAGGTCTCATATTCATCATGCCAACACATATCATAAAGTAGTCTCCCCAAATAATAGGTGGCGTGTGTTCATCTACTCTATCGCTTTTTTTTTATCTTCCTCGTCTGAGTCATTGTCGTTTAAGGTAGATACCAAGAGTTTGGCTACCTCTGCAGAAGCAGTAACAATACCTATATCAGATATTATTTGCCCTACTTTTTTTTCATCAAAGTCATTACCGCCACCTCGCAGGGCATAGCGTAAAACGACTAATAATGTTCTTATGCGAACTTTGGCTTGTGATAGATTTTGTGCTAGTTCAAGAATCCCTGTGTCTAGTTCATCCTCAATCTTTACCAAGCTGTCTATTGTTAATCTAGCTTTGTAGGTTTCAGAACCTAATGTTACTTCAATCTGTCCCTTGAGTGGGTTTGTCATCTGACTTCTCCTTTGTTGGGCTTGCCATTGCAAGCGTGATTTTTAACATATCATCTCTCTCGTCAATCATGTGTGATTTGATTGAGATGTCTTTACCATTAACCTTAACACTCTTACCGATTAATACATTAGGCATATCTAGTTGATCGCCCTGCATCATACCCATAACGGTGTCTTTTTCTGCTTTTACCTTTACTTGTTCCCAAGCCATAGTCTTATACAGTTGCGAATGTTATAGCGCCTGCTGATTCAAAGGACATACTGTAGGTTACCTCACCGTTGTATTCCCCTGCATACTCTAAACTGGTTACTTGAAAAGCACCTGTGAAAGTACCAAAGTCAGGAACTAGAAACTGATAGTTGTCTTGTGTATCAGCTAAAGCGTTTGTTTTGATAGTTGTTTCTGATGCACCGTCTGTGAATACGCCACTTCCTGAAACACTGATTGATTGAACACCTCCTGCTTCCAATAAAGTTCTTTTTCCTGAAGAATCCTTATTAGTTACATCTACTGATTCATTGTTTACTGTTAAGCTTGTTGATCTAAGCCCTGCTATTGTTGCGAAAACTTCAGGTGAAGCACCATTGCCTACCTTCATTAACATAGCACTACCTTTTTGTGCTGCCATAATATACTCCTAAATACAGAGGGTATTTATTCCTCTAATTAAAAAATAAGGCATCTGCCAGTTGCTTACTTCGGTAAATGGTATTTATTCAAGTACCTAGTGTAATTGCACGAAATCTCATGACACCGTGCCGAGTTATCCCATCAGGGTCTCTCATAATGTCGCTGTATTCAAATCTAAGGTTAATTAGATTGACACCGCTAACAGTTAGACTTACATCATGCAATAAATCATGCACCTTGTCCATAATTTCTTTGGTTTGCTTTGAGCCTTTGTATCTTGACCAAATATGTATATTAATAGTTGTTTCAGCGCCTACTAGGTTGTTTGTGCTGTAATCTATTGCAGTTTCTTCACCTAAGGTAATAAAAGGGTAGTTGTTACCCTCAATAACCTCATCATAGACACCACAGTTAAGCGTAGCAGTTATTGCGTTGACATTAAGTGCAGTATAAATAGAAGATTGCAGTGCAAATTGACCTATGCTCATCTAATCACGCCCTCTTTCTTAAATATTTGAAGTATTTTAGACTTATTTTTTCTTAAGGCAGGCTGCATAAACGGTCTTGGTTGCATATGCACCGTTCCAAACTCTAAAGGTTTTGAGTAAGGCGCTGAAGATATAATTTGACCTACAACACTACCGTTTGCTTTTGTATCTACATCCATTGTAATTTGACTCACCAAGAACCCAGTATCACTTGCAGGTGGAGATAATGGTTTGGATTGCGTATGAGTTCTTCTTGGTTCATATCTTTGCACCGTTTCACCAGTACCACCCGCCATAATGCTAGACTTTGCAAAATTTTGCACAAGCATAGTTGATCTTGTTACTGCAGACTTTGCATTACTATGTGCATTGGTTACAAGCCTTTTATCCAGTCTTTTTTTAAAAGCATCTAGGTTTTTAAAACTCATACTGCAACGCCTTCTTCACAGAGCAATGTAAGGAATCTGTCTCTTTCGTCTACATTGATAATGCCATTAACTGCAAACTGTCTTGTTCCATAAGTAATTTTGCTGTTGGTGTCTATGTTCTTCATGTAGCGTATGGTGATCTCATGCGTAACCTTTTCCTGCAACATACCCTGTCTGTAGGTGCTGTTGGCGTTCTTGGGTTTGATGTTTGCGTAGATGGTTGCCACAGAGCCAAAGGATTGCGATAAGCCACCGCCTGCATCTCTAGTATTGGTTGCTCTCTCAACCTTTACCCTATAACGCATCTTGCCGATACTGTTAGCCATCTTAACCGAGAGCCATTAGAGAGGATGAACCCATCCCTCTATGAATTACATAGGGTGCGTACAATGATCTCAACATAGGGGGATAAGGTTGACTTGCATTATACATATCACCTCTATGCTCATAAAGGAAAGCTATGTGTTGCATGATGCCTAGCTTTATGGGTTCAGGAATGTTGTATTGCGAAGTGTAGCCAGTTACATATTTAACCTCTATGGCGTTTGCTACTCTGAGTGCTGTGGGGAATGTCTCGCCTGTTCTTAAAACCACCCTAGAAGGCTCTCTCGCGCTGTCTAAGTAATATTTAGAACTATCATAGGTAGTTGCTACATCCGCATCATCATAGGTCTTAATGTGGGTTACAGAGGTTACTGGTGATCTAGGCAAGACCACATAGTTCTTGTAGTAGTTTAGGTATGGACCAGTCCTTACGCCTTCCCACAAAGGGTCAAACCGATCTTCAAAGGCATCAAGGTAAAGTATGAGGGTTTGCGACATCAAAGCTCTGCCTGTATGTTCTTCGCAGAATCTTCTCGCACTTTCTATGAAAGGTCTTACGACTCTCTCGTCTGTTGCATCATCAACCCTAAGATACTCTTTGACTTCCTGCAAAGTTACTGGTTCTTGGGTTGGTCCTGTGTCTACTACTAATCCTGCCATTATGCCACCTTGTCTAATAAATAAGAGCCAACGATAACGGCATACAAGCCCCATATCATAGCTTCCATGCGAACAAATCTAGCTGAACCTGATTCTAATCTCTTGTCTAGGTTCTCATAGCGAATCGCACATATCTGTTCGTGCAACTCTAATGCACTTACATTAGTTGGATTTTTTGTCGCTGTTTTCTTCGCTACTGGTTTCTTCTTCTGCGCTATCTTCTTTGTTTGCATCTATACCCTCTAACTTCATAATGTTTTGGATATATTGAGCCTTTGCTGCTTGTTGTGATTTTAAGTCAACAATGACTTCGTTATACCTTTGGTTGGATAGCTTTAACTTTTCTTCAATAATAGATAACTCAACAAACAGTTGCTTACCCTCATCTGAGAAAGAGTCTGCATCATGTGCAACTCCGTCAATCGTTAAAGTGTTTCCGTTCTCTTTAGCTTCTGCCATAAATTACTCCTGTAAAAATTAATATCTTAGCATCATTAAGAATTATTGGAAATATAAGTATTTCCTGTAGCAATTGCATCTGTATAGCTAGACTTATCTGATGAGTCTCCTACTACGTCAGGTGTGGAGTCATCTTCATCTACTGGTTCATAAGCCAAGATAAGCTCAAGATGGTCTACATTACGCTGTATCATCTCGTTAATTTCTTCCTGAGGCATACCTA